TATTTGAAACTGCTGTAATATCAGTTCTAATAGTATTTAAGTTTGAAATTTCTGTATTTAATCCTGCAACTGTTTGTACTTGACCACTAATTGCATTTACTCCTGAAATATCTGTTCTTATATTATTTAAGTTTGTAATTTCTGTTCCTAATGCACCTAGTGTTCCAATTTGTGAACTGACAGCTCCTAGTGCTGAAATATTATTAGTAGGCGAAATTTGACCTGCAACTAAATTTACATTTGTAGAATTAGTATCAACATTCGTGATGTTGTTTCTAATATTATAAATAGCTGAAAGTTCTGTATCTAATCCTGCAAGTGTAGAAATATTATTAGTTGGAGATATTTGACCTGCAACTGTAGAAATGTCTGCGTTGTTGTTTGCTACGTTTGTAATTTGCGAGTTAATACCTGCGACTGTAGAAATATTATTAGTAGGACTGATTTGACCTACAACAGTATTAATATTTGTTTCGTTGTTTGCTACATCAGTAACATCAGAAGCTATATTGGCTACATCTGTAACATCAGAAGCTATTCCTGCTACTGTAGTAATGTTTGGAATGTTAGTAGAAATAAACTGTTTGTTTACTGCATCAGTATCATTAACTGGGTTTGCAACGTTTGTAAGTCTTTTGTTTTGTACATCCCATTGAAAATTTGCTGCGTCTAATTTTATAACGTCACCTGCGTCATCAATTGCTTCTTGTGACATATAGAACGATTGGTTAGAGTCAGTATCTAAATCATTTTCTGTTAAAACTGAACCTGCCGCATAATCAACTAATCTTGAAGTTTGACTAGTTCTACGTCTAATTTCAATTGCGCTTGAAGAAGCCGGTGCTGAAGTAAAAGTAATTTGAGTTCCTGCTGAGTTCCACGTGTAAGCTGATGTAACTACACCATTAATTGTTACAGTTACGTCAGCCTGGTCACGATATGAAAAACTTACAGCATATTGTGTAGTGCTGCCATCACCTGTATATCTTACAAATGAATTAGCCATTTAAACTCCTTTTCTTCTTCTAATATGGGTACTTATTTATTATTGTTGTCTTTTTTCTGGTAGTTCACCAACGATTGCTCTTAAGAATTGTTGTAAACCTATTAAGTTATAATAAGGTAAAATTCCTATAGCTTTATTACCGTCTGCTTGAGAAAAAGTTCTCTCAGGATTAAACGTTGATTGTGATACTGCTTTTATTGATGGTATCAATTTTTGAAAAATTAAAGAATAAGTAGGATTACCAGTAATAATATTTGTATCAAGTCCACTTGTTCTATATCCAAATATAGGATTGTCACTATATAAAGAACCAATAATGTTAGCACCTATTGGTAACAATGAAGCAAACGCAGCTCTTTGAAAACCTGCTTTAGCAATTGTTTCTGGATTTAATCTTCTTTCATAAAATTCTTTTTGGTTTGGATGTACTAAACCTTGTAATGAAGTTTGTGCTGAAAACATTAAACTACCCCATAACATTGAGTTCATAAATTGGTCAAACACAATAGCGTCTCTCATCTTTAAACCATACAAAAATTGTTTAGCCCAGGATGTAAACATAAAGCTTCTAAATTGATAAGCTATTTGACCTAAGTGTCCATCAGCATTCATTCCATATTCTTTTAAATATCCAAAATATGCTTTTTCACCAATGTCAGCTTGTTGTACAGTTCTATGCGCCAATCTTCTCATAGCCATAATATATGTGGCTCTAGTTTCATGACCCCATTTATCAAAATTTGTTTTTGCTATTTTAGTTCCTAACTCACCTTTAACCCAAGTTGTATGAGTTTTAAATTCATCAGAAATCTTTTTTAACATTGACTGACTTATACCTAAGTCATTAAATCTTGCTGTCATCTGTTTGTCAGACATTCTGTTTTTACCAAATCTCATTTTAGCAAAAGGACTTTCACCTTTACCTAAAGCCCATCTACCAAAAATTTGTGTAAATTCTGAAACAGTTACAATTTGCATGGCAGACGTACTCATAAACTGACCAGAATATGTGTTAGTAAATCTGTTCATTTGGTCTAGTTTATTTTCTACAGTTGTAATAGCGTCATTAGACATATTACTTCCAAAGTCATCTAATCTATTTGTAACTTGTTGAATAATAGAATGATTACCAATACCTCCCATTGTGTAATCTATTTCTCTAATAAAATCGTCTACACGTTCACCATTTTCTAAACGTTTCATCATACGTCTTAATTCTGGAACATTTTTTAATGTAGCTTTCCAACCAATTAAACCAGTAACGTTTCCCATCTCCGACATATTGGCAAAACCAACTTGGTTCATAACCCTTGAATAGTTTAATTTACGAATAAATCTTCCTATTGTTGGTGCTAATCCAGTTGGATTTTCAGCAAGTGGTTTTCCTTTAATATAATTGTAAGCCATATCCATAGCTTGAATTTCATTATCCATTTGCCATTTTGCTCTTTTACTTCCATTAATTTTTTCTGCAGGATAGCTGTCAATTATTTCTTGTCTTATTCTTTGAAAATCACCTCTAGATTTTATTCCTTTATAAGCTAAAGCCATATCACCCATAGCTGCATGAGTGTAATTCATAAATAAAGCTTCAGCATTATTTTCTAATAAATCAGAAAAGTTTGTTCTACCGTCAGTATAACCTTCATTAAATTTAATTCTTCTTTGTAAATAAGATGAACTTGCACCAGTAGTTCCTGGTTTTACTTTAAACATCTTATCAATAAACTTAGTAACTTCTTCTTCAGTCATATTAGTTTGGTCTAATAATGCACGTCTAAACATTTCACGTTTTTGCATAGACGTAACTATAAAATCTAAATTAATACCACCTCTACTAAAATTAGAACGTTGAACTACAGTTATTAAATTTTCTGCAATAGTCATTTTTTGCGCCATAGTTAAAGGACGTTGTTTAGTTCCTTTAAGCATAGTGTCTTCCATTGCTTTAACTAAAAATGTTTTTAAGTATGCAACACCTTTTGTAGGGTCTTCTAATATCTTTTGATATTTTTGTGGATTGTGTACTCTTGTTAAATAATTAAAATTATCTACAATATTTTCAGCACCTTCTACTCCAACAATCTTAAGCATTTGTAATTGTTCATTAAGTAATCTGCTTTGTACTTTAGCCATTTATTTAATTAATCTTTGACTTTCTTCTGAAGCATAGCCTAATTCATTTAAAGCAATGTTTTCACCACGTATAGTTCTACCAACTAAATCATTAAATTCTTTTCTAACTAAATTATTATTAGGACTGTTCCATTTATATCTTCCTAATTTCTTTTGTTCCATTAACCATTTTTTTATAAAATTTGTATGTGGTACATGATATAAAACCATCATTCTATCTACATTCATATCTTTAACTTCAGATATAGTTATTGGTCTAACGTAATTTGTATTTCCTTTAGGAGGTGTTGAATCTCTTACTAATAAACTTCCAAACTTTCTCATTTTGTCACTAAGAGTTGAACCCATAGCTGCTGAGAAATCAAATCTAAATGCTCTTGCCCAAATTTCTGGTGTTAAATCAGCATCTCTAAGAATATTAAATTCTGCCATTCTTCCACGAACAAATTCATTGGCTGTTGCTGTATCTTCAAACAAGCCTTCTGGTTCTGCGTCATCCCAACTACAAATATTCTTTGCCATTATTTACATCTCCTTACTTCAACAGTTCCATCTTTACGAACTTCCATAATTAGTTCATCTGGTTTGCCTGTTTGGTTTTCAATCATTTTAACTTCAAATCTTCCATCTGGTCTTTTTCTAGTATGTAATGCTAAATCGTAATTTGGGTCATACCAATCAAAAGTTCTTTGCCCATCTGATTTAAGTGGATTAGGATTATCAGGACCAGGAATAAGATTTGCGCCACCAACTTGATTGTTTTTAATATTTAATCTATCTACAATTTCTTTACTTAAAACAATATTGTCTTTTTCTGTTGGTGTACTTTTAGATTTTTCATCTAATTTTATAATGTAAGTGTCATTTGTATTTCCTTTTTTTCTATCAAATTTATTAAATCCAACTATTGTTCCTGTTCCTCCTTTATTATTAATAATAACTTTCTCTCCTTTATTAAAAATTCTAGGAGGGGTAGTGCTTGTTCCACCATTAGAAGGGACAAAACCTCCATCATCTCTAATTAATTTAGTGTCACTTTCATCCATTCCATTTTTAAATTGTTTTGTAAAATTATTATTTTTTTGTATTTTTGGTGTTCGTATTCCAAACAAACCACCTAAAAATGCACCAGTCATTACACCGTGCATAACATCATCCATATCTAAATCTGGTCTTTGTGACGCAAGATAACTTTCAATACCTCCAATAGAAACCGCACCGGCTCCTGCTTTTCTTAAAATTCTGTATGCTCTAGCTGATTTTGCAACTACCATGTATGGTGCAAGTAGACCGTCTGTTGCAATTATTGCTGCCCAAGCGCCTGGGTCAGTAAACGCAGCCATTAATCTTAATGCTGTTCCACTAATTCTTCCTTGCGAATAAATTTTATCTTCTAATTCTAAATGTGCTAACAACTGTTGTCGTATTTGTTGTGCGTGTGCTAAACTGTGTGCGTGAGCAAATTCATCAATAAAATCTTCTGGCAATCCTTCTGTTAATTCATTTAACAATTCTTCTGTTAATCTAAAATTAGGGTCTGGTGCTAAATTTTCTTTATTAAATTGTTTATAAATATTTGCTTCAATAGTTTCAGATTCATACGCAGCAAACGTTGCGTCTTTATAATTATATTTATTTTTTAATTCTTGTTTAATTAAATCTTTTTGTGTTTGAATAGCATCTAAATCTTCTCTGTCATATGGAGTAGAATAATCTAAATTCCATAACTGAGGTTTTTCTAAATCAGAAATAAATTCTCTTGCAGATTTAGCTTCATAATCTTTTGTTTCTTGTTTAGTTTCTTTATCTATTTGAGCGGAACTTTGAGTTAATTCTTGTAATTGTTTTGCTGTGTTTTCTGATTTAGCAGATTCATTTTGAAAATAATTAACTGTGTTTGATACGCCATCAGCTACATAATCTACAGCGTTACCTATATTCTTACTTAATGTATCAGCAGATTCTTGGTCTATAATATTTTGTTTAGCCGCTTCATCAATATATTGATTAGTAATAATTTTAGGAATACTTCCGTCTACTACAAGCGCATCTTTTTTAGCTTGATTATCAAGCATTTGTTTTCCTTTTTCTGCTTGGTTATCAAAAGCGTCTGTTATACCATCACCTATTGCTCTTGTGTAAGGTTGAACAGTGTATTTAGCTATATCAAATACGCTAGACTTTTTTTTTATAAGATAATCTGCTTCTCGATTTCTTCTTCTATTGTAGTCATCTCCAAAATTTCTTAGGTTAGACAATGCACCTTCCCAATCATTGCTAGTTACTTGTTTCCAAAAATTAGGTGTTGCTGTTTCTAAATCACCATATTGAAAAGCTACTGAAGCAATGACTGTTTGTTTCTCTCTAGATAAATCTGAAAACAATGTTCCAGTTGCAGCTTCATATTTTTTTGCAATAATATCTGCGTAAGTGCTGTGTGTAGCTTCATTTAATAAGTTAGCTTCACCGGCTGTAATTACTAATTTAGGTGCCGCTGCTTTAGCTTCCATACCACTAAGACCAAAGAAAGGAACTAATTTATTAATTAGACTTTCTGGTAATCCCATGTTTTCTAAAAAACTTCTATCTTTTTCTTTTAAATCAAACCCACTTGCAATAGTAACACCAGAGTTATCGCTTGGTTGATAACCTTCAAGTTTATTACCTTCTAATTGAGAAATAAAATCCCAATCTATATCGTATGTTGCCATTATTTATTAACTTTCAAATTTTGTATTAATTGATTTTTCTTTTGTGTAGCTGCGTTTTCTATAAGAACTTTCATTCTTTTATCTTTCTTCATCATTTCTTCTACATTACCGTCAATAAAATCTCCTGTACTTACAATTACAAAATTTCCATTAGGAGTCATAACTGGTAGTTGAGAATCTTTTTCTGTTAAAACTAACAAACCACTTTTAAAAGGACGCATAACCAAATCGTCAGCGTAATATTTTAAGTCACCTTTTCTATCTTGAACTAAAGGAATATCTCCTTCGTTAAACCATCCGTCTAATTTTCCTAATTTTTTATATTCATCAATCCAAACAGACTCAAATTTCTTTGCAATTTCTTGACTTTTAGCTGAAAGTTTATCTGGGTTAGCATCTGGAAAAGCTGAATTATTTACTAACACACCATTAATTAATGTATGTCTAGTAGCAACTTCTTCAATTGCAAATTTAATAGCTTCTTCTTTTTTCATACCTGCCGCTATCATTGCTGAAGCAGTAGATGTGGCTCTTTGTGTAACTAAAGTCATGTCTACACTATCCCAATCAAAAGCTTCTCTATCTCTTAAAAATGTTTTAACCCAATCTGGAGTATCTTCTTTATTAACAAATAATATTCCTTCAAACCATGGAACACCTTCATCAAACCATTTATCAAATTTGTCTTGTACATTTTCATAAATTTCTGACTTAGTCAATTTAAGGTCAGCATATTTTAATGTAGGATTGTTAACAGCTTCATAAGCTTTTATCATGGCTCTTTCTTTACCCATGCTAGTGTTTTTCATAAGATTGTTTACAATCTCATAATAAGTTGACGCTTCAGTAGAAACATATTTAGTAGGAACTTTGTCACCATAAACTGCTCTTAACTGTTGGTATCTTTGAAAACCTCTGTCAAATATATTTATATTATCAGGGTCTATAGTGTCTTTATTACCTGCAACTTTAATAACATTTATAGAATCAAAACCCATTTCAATTTCATTTTTCCATGTTGGATGTTGTATTCCATTTGAGTCCAACATTTTTTGTGTTAATTGAAATGAAGTAAATTCTTTTAATTCTTTTGGAACTTCACCTTTAGCAACTAACTCATCAACGTATGGTGCTAAAATAGTTTTTTCCCATGAAATAATAGAGTCTTTAATATCATCATCTGATAAACCAATTTTAGTTTCGCCATCTTTGTTGACATAAGCAACTTCATCTTTTTTGTAAGCTTGTCCTTTAGAAATCAAATCTACACCTAAAGCTAATTTACTTGAACTAGCTAACTTGCCTTTAATTGCTGTAATAATTTTTGTTGCTTGTTCTTGTGTATTAGGCGTTCTTAAATAAGAAGGTAATTCACCATTCTTACCTCTTTTCATAGTAAGATAAGTTACAATGTCAGTTAAACTTTGAGGGTCAGTAATTAAACCAGTATTTTTTAAGTTAACAACTTGTTCAAAATAATCTAATACTTGTTTATTCCAATTATCTTTGTTTACAAATTTTTCATCAACTACTTTATTTTTTCTTAACTCTTCTAAACTTTGTACTCTAGTAGACGGATGTATAATAGTTTCTGTTTCTGAGCCACCTGGTCCCACAGCTTTTGTTTCTGTCCAACCTTTACCTTGCTCCCATGCTTTAGCAATAATTTGAAATGTTGCTGCATTAGTTTCTCTATTTAATTTTAAACCTTTTGCTACTGAAACTTTAGAATCTAATTCTAATCTCATTTTATTCATAGAGTCTGTATATGCTCTAGTGTAAGATTTAGTTTGTGTGTCTAGATTTCTAAGTGGGTTACCGTCTTCTGTTTGAAATAAACTATCAACATCTAAAGTAGCCATTGCTTCGCTTTTATCATCACCACCAGTAATGTTAGTTACTTTAGCGTTAATGTTATTAAAATCTTCAATAGCGTGTGATAATCCAAAGTTAGCGTCTACAATAGCTTTGCTGTAATATCCTTTTAACTTTTCAGTTCTTGGGTCATTTTTATCAATTAACTTTTTAATTTCTTCTGGGTCTGTAATGCCTTGTGCTTTTAAATTATCAAAAACATCTTGCGCTTCATTTTGTTGTTCTTTTTTATAAGCACTAGTAAAATTACTAAAAGATTTATTAAAATTAGATAGCGCATTAGAAATTTGATTTAACTCAGAGTCTTTTGCTTCTCTTGGTCTACCTGTAGATGTT